TGGCGGAGAAGGAGGGATTCGAACCCTCTCCCTATACTTTTCAGACCTCCCCAGACCATTTCACACCCTTAAAAATCAACGACTTAAAAACCAAGCCGGTCTGGGGCTGGTCTCAGATGGTCTGCGGTTTACACCATTTTTACACCATTTGGGGTGAGTTATTGCTGAATTACCGCCCCCAGCAAGCAGCTAAGATTATAGACAAATCCACAAAGGATTTTAAGTCCTCTAATCTTCCGAAGAAAATCAATTACCTACTCTTTTTTTTGAAACAAACAGCTACGTTTCCACCCCTTTATTTATCAACTACTTACAAGACTTTAAACAAGTTTTGTTACAAGTTTTTACCAGGGAAATAATCATGAATGAAAAACTAGAAACTAAGCTTAAAAAGCTACTAGCCCTCGCAGAGCGTGGTGAAGGGGGAGAAAAGGTCAACGCACAGAGAATGCTTGAAAAATTGCTCATCAAGCACAGTCTTTCCCTGTCTGATATCACAGATGAAAGAATTGATATCCACTGGTTTAAATATAAGGGAAAGATCGAAAAGCGACTAGTACTACAGATAATTACATCAATAGCACCAAACGCCAGCAAGTGGACAAACAGAAGGAAGCGCGAAACCTTGGGCGCAGACCTGACCACGCAGCAAATGCTCGAAGTTGAGCTGATGTTTCATCATTACAAGATAGCGCTCAATGATGATATCGAAGCCCTTTTCTCTGCATTCATCCACAAAAATGACATTTATCCGCCAGATAGCGCCGATGAAGAATCAGGTTCTTGCAAAGATCAATCGCCAGAAGAAAAAGCAAGGCTATTTAAAATCGTAAAAATGATGGAAGGGATGGATAAAACCCACATCAGGAAAGAGCTAGTCCAACCAGGAGTCCCTCAATGACCGCCCAAATCAAACGCTACTTCCTGTTTTCCTACATGTGGCAGGGCTCAACAGTATCAGGCCTTGGAAGTGTAGGGATTGAATCAAATAGATTTCCATCATATGCCTATGTGAAACAAGAAGCATCAAATCTATGCCCTGAAACACCAGTAAGTATCACTATTAACAGCTGGAACGAATTCCGCGACAAAGACGACTTTGATGCTTTTATTGATACTGCGGAGACATTGAAATGACCGGAACAACCGAAGATAAACTAGTGGCCACAAGGCAATCTAACCCCGTTATTAAGTTTTGCTCTACAGATGAATTTTGGGAGGCTATGTGTTCCATACACTTCATACGAGAATCACCCAATCAAGGCAGGAATGCTAGAGATGGAATTATTTATCTAACTGACAAGCCACCAGAATCAGCAGATGGATTTATGGAAAACAAGCTGCGCGAAGTCAACGACTTACTTACCACAAAACGAAAGCCAATAGACGTCGTTCTGAGCATAGCTTTATATGTGGCTACTTTGGTGGTTCTGGCTATCTTAATTTTATACCAATATTACTAAGCTATGGGTTGAAATTACTGGAGACAACATTGGACATAAAAGACATCAAGAAAATAGCAGATGAAACTGGCATGGGGTCATCCATGTATGATCGCCCAAGGCTAACCGACATGGGTGATGGAACGTCAAAATTTATTTCTATTGGCCAGCTAACATATTACGGTGAAAACCTTGTTGCGTTCGCCAATGCCGTGGAAAAGCAGGCGGCAAGTGATAATGAACAGCTGCTAACTCTGATAAAAGCAATATACGTAAAACTGCACTATGGTGATATTTTCCAGTGGGATGATGGCGACCCATGCTGGGAACTTATGAATAAGACTGTAGAGCAAGCCAAATAAACCGCCCCTCCATCCAAACCAACTAATGGAATAGAAGAAACGCCACCCCTACAGTCATGTAGTCTTTTAGGGTCAAATCAAAAAGGAGTGGGTGGCGCTTCGGGGGTTAGAATAACACCATAGCCCAACAATTAACCAAATTCCGTCAACAAACAACGCCCCCCTAAACCCCACAATAATTGACCTTATCCACCAGCATAATGTATTATTAAGCACTAATATAAATTAATAATATGAAGCTCATGAAAATTAAGTTTGGCAAAAAAGATTATTACGATGAATGCTTAGCCACTGAAGACTGGCATAAGTGGTTTGCTTGGTTTCCTGTCAAGGTTGGCTGCCAAGATTATAGATGGCTTGAATTTGTTAATCGTCGTTCTCTATATCATATGGGTGAGAGTGGTGATTGGTATGTATTTGAATATCTGTCGCTTGAGAAAAAAGCAATGACCGATGCCCAGATGGAAAAACACTTAAGCAAAGGGCTTGACTAGATCTGACTGGACTGAATGATGGATAAAAAAACCAACAATGACGCAGAAAGTAAGGCAGTTGAATATGATGTCTGCATGACCTGTCTTGATGTCCATGGCGTCCCTCACGTAGATGCAAAGGGTGAACCGCTGTCACTCTGGGGCAGAGTCAATTGGATGACCGCAAACCCAACCAAGCTACGCTCCTTCAAACCCCGTGAAGCATCGAACATCGGGTAAAGCATCCCTTCTCAGATTGACCTACTCCCAGTCCACCACGCTACTCGCGCAACCAATACCAGCAGCACAACAACAACTAGCAACATTAAAACTATGGGCAAGCAAATTATCAGCCCTACCCACTTCACAGCTACTCCCCAAACGCCGCCTTTCCCACTTGTTCAGTTTTTCACTAGCGCCAATCTAGGCCTAATCCTTTTAGCAGAATTTCTGTGCGTATCAATAGTAGGCGCTCTATTATTCTACGCTTCCTTAATAAACAAAGAACCAAAGCCCATTCCTCAGAAGGCTATTGAACTCTTGCGCCGTAACCCCGGCCTGGCAAAGCAGTTTGAAAAGCGTTATGGGGTGAGTGCTAAATATTTTCTAACCGATACCAAGCCATATAATCCCGATAATAACTAGTATCTATTTCCCAAAATCAATTTCATCCATTAAATAACGCATACGCTTATTGGTGTAGATCCCCTTATCGGTCTGGACGTCTGCCTTCCTTCTCCCCCTTATTGATTTGTTAAGCCTTAATCTGTTAAGAGAACCAGCATGACGCGGGTTCTTTTTCCTAAACCTCTGTATTGCAGCATCAGCAGCGGCTAAATCATCTCTATCGCCAGACTTTAATGCCAAATAATATTTATTTTTAAGATGCTTGATCCGGTCATTAATTGCGCCTTCTTTATTTTTAATGGCATTTCTCAGATCGTAGCGATCATTAAGCCTTGATGGAGAAAAGCCCACTCCTTGCATCGCCTCCTCAAACAAAGTGGTATCCTCAATAACAGGATCATCCTGATAGGTCAGCACTCCGTCATCGTTATATCGAAACATCCGTGAATAGTCTCGCAAGAACTTAGGCGCCATTTTTTCAACGCCACGCTGAAATTCACCATCATTAAAATCACTCATTGCGCCAAGCCAGCTCGTTGCTGTGCCACCCATCGGGCCAAACAATTGCTCCATAATATGATGTGCAGCATCACGTCCTTCAAGTTCACGATTAGGCTCTCTCCAAATCAATTCATTTATAGCAACTCGAGATTGCCATTCCATACCAGTTATCGCATTCGCCGCCCCCTTGTTAATCACTACCTCCCAATCTGGACCAAGGTTCTGTGCAACATAGGTTCGCCAGGCTGCTTTTGAGTCAAACGGCTCATCGTCATCACCCAAAGCGGCATCTAGCGCCTTAAACACAAAATCAATTAGAGGCAACCCGAGAGACCCAGCAAACAAAGCATGCATCACCATCATGCCTGTAAACTCATTTCTGGCAATATGGATTGTTTCAGCATCGTTTTTATTGCCCATCCATGATGCACGAGACAGCCAAGCATTTCTCACAAGGTTATAAACCATGTGCTGGCTGAATCGCTTCAGCATGGTTGCCACTTTCACAAAATTATTTTTCATCGCTTCAGCCATATTCCAGCTGGCATAGTTGAAATGGCTCTCAAGTGTGAGCATTCTTGCTTTTTCAGCATTACCTGATAAACGAAATGCTGCTAGCGCCGTAACCTCCCTATTCAGGGTTTCAGCATTATGGAAAAAAGACGAGATTCCCATCATCGTTCTACGTTTCCATGTGTGCATTTCAGCAGCAGAAGACCGGCTACGAACATCGGTATCAGCCAGCGCAGCTATAGAATGAGACTGTGTTACATCAATCGTCCCATCATTAATCTTATCCAAAATAAATTTCTTTTCAGCAGCGGGGATTTTATCGTTACGACTTAATGAAACCCAGCTCTCCTCAAGCCCTAACTTTTTAGGGCTATTAGCATAATCTTTCATGGCCAACATCAATTCACGCGCTGCCCTGTACCAACCATACCGTGCGCCCAGCTTTGGGTATGCCACCAAGGCTGTTTGGGTTAGATTCACAACCCCAGCAGCAGGCGAAAAACCCAAATACATAATAAAACCAAAATTACCAAGCCAAGCCGTTATTGGATGCCCGGTTGGATTCATAATTCGCTCATGCCGTTTTCGCATGTGATTAGTTACATCCGACATTGCAAAAGCTTCATCCTGTGTCAGCACTGAGGATTTACCTTGCTCATAATTACTCACTTCATCGCTCATACGGTCAAGTTCTTGCTGCATCTTATGGCCGTACTGCACCTTACTAATATGGTTGGCACCATGAAACATGGTATAGGCATATGCACGGCGCGTATCTTTGCTGAACCCTAATACTCGATTGCGGTGAATGCCACGTTTAGCAAAGCTCATGCCTGGCATCATCTTTAAAACATACTGGTTAATTTCATCCTTCAGCGTTTCATTCTTCTGAATATGCTTATCAACCAGCTTATAGATTTCTTGCGCCATACCTGGCGCGGCTTCCATTTCCTCAATCGGCGTGTCCTGCAACTTAAACCAGCGAACCTCTGAGCCTTTAAATCCTTCTTTCACCAAAAGCTGTTTAACCTCTAACGCCTGTGCCTCGTTCTCAGCATGCTCCCGCACATAGTCGCCCTGGTCATTTTTAGCAATAATGACGAAATCACCGTGTCGCACCATTGGAAAATAAGGGCCGCGCTTCAACTCCCTATGCAACTGCTCCCTAACTTTTGAAACAGACTCGCGACCCGCCGCCGCTTGTTCTGGTGTTGAAGCGGTTTCAGCTATACGTTTTTGCAGTGACTTGAGCAATAGATCCCATTGTTTTTCATAATCACCCTTCACGGCATAATAAAGATCCTTCTGGTCCTTGCTTAACTTATTCCACTTGGCAATCAAACCTTCATAAGCATTTACCCTGTCGCGCTCCTGCCTAATCTTGCGCTTGAACTGGGCTATTTCTTCAAACTTTTTAGCATTATCTTCACCAGGCCGACTTTTTATCTGACGCTGTAGCTTTGCGATTTTCTTTCTAGCCCAGCCCTCTAAACTACCGTCAAGTTCTTGATCAGGATGAATCTGGTGAAGCGTGGCATCCATAATCACAACATCAACTTCACGCGCCTCATCATTACTTAGCTTTGCCCACTGCTGATCACGACGACTCGCATCATGCAGCCAGTTTTCAACCACCGCCTTCATTTTATGAAGATGGTCGTTATATGCCGTCATTGGGTTGCCACCTTTCACGGAATCCCAAGGCTTATGATAAGCCTCAACGATTTGGTCACCCGTCATCCAGTTCAGCATCGGAACGCGCAATTTACGGGGTATAGTGGTTAACTTCGCCCAAGTCAGACTATTAAAAAAACGATTATTGGATTTGGCTAAATCCTCTATCGCGCCAATCGCCTCTTTCTCGTTACGCGGTTTTGCATAGGCTAAATATTCGGCTGCACTTACGCCATACTTCTCTTCAAACATACCTGCAAGTGAAGGGTTTTCATGCAGCATATCTATTGCTTTTTGAGGTATCTGCTTGGCGCCTTTCTCGGTATTGGGATTAGCGGTGGTATCTTTCTTGCTCGTCTTTTTATCGGTCAGATACTCAGCCGCACTCACCCCATAACGCTTTTCAAACTGCTTTGCCAGGCCAGGGTTACGGCGCAAGAACTCAATGGCCTTTTTCGGGACAGGTTTGGTATCTTTCTTACGGACGGCATAGTTGGGTGGTTTCTTACCCCTAGAATCAGAAAACCCCTCAGTAGGAGGGGCCTCGTTTAATTCATCTGGTTGAGCCTTTCCAAGGCCTGCTTGCCTTCTTGCCTCAGAGATTCTATTTCGGATTTCGTCAACTGAAGGGGCTTTTGCGAGGTGTCCGGCTTCACCTTGGGTGAGTCCTTCGAGCCCGAATCCGAATTCTTTTTGGAAGTATTGTTCAAGCTCATCGCCGTGTTTATCTCTCAGCTTATTCAGCATCTTGTCATTAATGGACATTTTGGCCGCAAGATCAAAGCCAGTCAAGGCCGATGCCAAAACAACATTACCGCCATTACTTTCAATATGACCACGTAGACTGGCAATAGTGCCACCCATAGCAATAGTATCGTCCACAATCAGGTAGTCGTGACCCTGTTGAACATCGCCGTCAAAGGATGGCTGCACAGCAATACGATGAAAAGCACCCGCATCGGTATGTTTAGCCCGGTTCGACTGAACGATATCCATACTCACCTCAAGGCCCAGCCGATCAGCCAGCACCCTGGCATAGGCCACGGGCAGCATATTCCTCCCCCTAGCCTCTTCAGCGAAAACAGGAACAATTACAGGCTTGCTACCGGCTAGTGCCTCCCTAATCTTATCGACCTTTTTATCACCCACTACGGCCTTGGCCACACGATAGGCCGCCTCTAGGTCACCCGACTTGGCTGCTGCATAATCAGCATGCTTCTTGGCAGTATTCAAAGGTGCCTGGAAGATTGCTGCTGGAAAATCACCCCACTCAGTACGCCGTGATGTGCTGCGACCTTTTGCATAGTTTGGCCCACGCTCCGCCTCAGTCAGGCGCCAGCGACCATCACGCTTAACCAGGTCAAAGGTTACATCGTCATTGCGCAGGGTTGCGCGGGTACTGGTTTCCTCTATTAACTCAGACTCAGCCACCAACATACCAATGTTCGCGCCGATCTCAGGATGTGCCGCAACAAATCGACTGGCACCATAGGCACCACCCTCACCCATGACCAGATCAATCTCACCTAGCTTACGGTGCCATAAGGCCTCATTACGTTGAGTGCGTTTGCCCGTATCCTTGCGTAACCAGCGCTCAGCATCACCCAGCACCGCCTCAAGATCACTACTCTTAAACAGCATCGGCAAGCCGATCTTGCGCAGGAACTTACGCAGCTTGGCAACAATATCAGTCCATAGCTTGCTCAGTTTTGATTTCAGCGCCCGGCGCTCGGCCAGCTTGGCAATAATCTCTTTCGACTCAGTAATAGAATCAATATCACCATAATCACGGGCCACCTCATCAGCCAGTTCCAGCACCACCTTATCGCCGTGGTCCTTCATCCACTGCACACGCTTGGTCATATCACCCATCAACTTATCCCCCAGCATTTCCTCCATGGCATAGTGACCAACAGCCTCATGGGCCAGAATCGTTTGAACATCGGTAGATTCACCCAGATAGTCAGCCACCAGATACACCGCATTGCTGGCAGGATCATGCACACCGAAAACAGGTTCATTATGGTCTTCAGGTTGAAGGTGTGCCGGCAGGTCGTCAACCGATTGCACCACCTCCACCTCGGGCGCGTTCTGGCCCCACTGCAACACTTTGCCCGATATGGCCTTGCGCACAGCCTGAACGGTGCCTTTGGTTACCACCATGTCTGGATGGGTGAGTTTTTCCGCCCCCTTTAGGGCGTAGTTGGCTGTAATTTCTACATCTTCCCCACTCACCGCCCGCTCAGGCATTGGCGACATGTCTTCAAGCTTTTCAAATAGCTCTTTGGTGGAGTCAGCCGCAATATCGAACTGACGGGAGCCATGGTGCGGGCTAGCCTCAAGCAGCTCACTATCCATACGATCAATGATCACTACACGGGTATTCACACTGGTGCCAGCACGCTTAAAGGTTACCGATGGCATGCCGATGTCAGCGACCATTACGGCTTCATCTTGGCTTTCATACCAGGCATCGAACTTCTTGTCGGCACTGCCACCCCTGGGGATCAAAGCAACCACCCGCCCTCCGTTGCGCAGATGATTAAAGGCCTTGTCCAGGTGCTTAACCGCGGTAGATCCACCCTGGCCAAAAGGCGGGTTCATGATCACGGCGTCATATTTATTAACGATGTGCAGGCTTTCAAAGTCATGGTCTTTTACTTCACCCTTGCCCAGCATGCCCAGCTCACCCACCAGATTATAAGAAGGCTCTACAAAGGTGCTTTTGGCATAGTCAGGAAACCAGCGGGCGATGGCACCGTGGCCGGCACTGGGTTCCAGTGCTGACTCATTCGGTTTCAGGTTGGCCCACTCCACCATTTTCAAACCTAAAGGCTCTGGCGTGGCGTAATAGTCCTTACCCTCACGGTTTTGGCGGCTCTTGCTGTTTTTCTGGCGGGTGTAATAGGCTGGCTTAGCCTGGTCAAATTCCGTTGTTTCACTAAACAAGGCCCGGTCTTTTTCTCTGCCACCAGTCCCTTGATGCTTCCCTGGTGATTCACTGCCAGATTCGGTGTAGGCATCGACAAACGCCTGTAACAGATTGCGGGCTTCATGGCCCAAAGCCAGATTCTCAGCAGTTGAACTACGACGGGCAACCGCCTCAGCAAAGGTGCGTTTTTCGTATTCCTGACCGGTAGTGAAATATTCAAAGATGGCATCACTCACAACGCCCGTGCGGTAAATACGGCCTTCGGTCTGAATGGCATCAGTAGGTTTGGTGGGCAAACCAAGATCAATCAGAACACGCTGGTGCTTATTGCTCATGTCATGCAGGCTGATACCTTCCTTACCGGCATCACGTTGAATCAGAATAACATCAACACCGCTATCATCTTCGTTGAAGGCCTTCACATTACGGGCACGCTCACCCTTAGACACATCACCATTAAACAACACGGTCTCAGGGAAAGCGCTGGTAATGGTATCGATAGGCGAAGCAAGGCCAGTCAGATCCAGATTCCACAAATCAGGGCGGGCCTGCTTAAATGACTCAACCACAGCCTTTTCTTTAGGTGTTGACCCTTGCGGCCGGAATGGATGAGTAACATCACTCTTCTTATAGCCATGAAACAAAACCACCTTACGGCCAAGATCCAGGTGCTGCTGAATGCGATCGATCGACTCACGAGACTTAACCGCCTCCAGAAATTGCAACCGCTTCAGATAATCAAAGTGTTTATTGATTAACCCGGTCAGATCTGGGTATTGTTTGTGGTTATCCCATACCCACTTCAGGCCCTCATCAATCTTGGCGCCAATACCATCCTCAGCCAGCACAAACTCACGCGAATAGTCTTGATCAACCTCTAATCGGCGGCCACGCAATACCTTCTGCTCTTTTAACCACTTGTTCAGGTTGCGCTCTGCCAGCTGCACATCTACTTCGGCTTCAGGTGCATTCAAGCTACCGGTACGCATGTGATAACCAAGATGCGTCTGCAGGAAGGAATCAAAGCCTTGAGCAACGTTATAGCCACCCTGGCGCTCTTTATCCTCAAACTGGCCCGAATCAAACAGGTAGCCATCGGCATACTGCATGTTCTTGTGGTAGGCAAACGGTGTGGCAGACAAAAACGTCACCTTGGCGGTACGTGGCTGTTCCGCCAGTTTCTTACGATACTTATCAATCTTGGCGTGAATTCGACTTACACGCTTAGCCTGACGACTCTCTTTCTCAAATTCCTGGTGTTTGCGTCGAATTTGAACCTGCTCATCATGTGGCATACCAGGCTTAACAACCGGCAGTTTCTTCTCAGCCTTATCGTAGGCAGCCTTGGCCTTTTCCAGCTCTTCACCATGAACGGTGTAGGCCTTGGTGTAAATTCCGGATGGATGCTGAGACAAGGCCCGCATCATCTGCAAGGCATCAGTTGTCCGTCCTGCTTGTGATTGCGAAAGCTTATGCGCCTCGTCAGGAATGATCAGATCCCAGTCTCGCTCAACCAAAACTTTGTTCTGCCCCAGGTTGGCATACATGGTCACCACCGCCCCCTCACCACCATTATCAGTAATACCGTTGAGCTGTTTGATAGGTAGATTGAAATGCTTGCCACTGGCCACCCAGTCACGCGCCACTTTATCGGTTGGCGCCACAATCAAAATATTGGTCTTGCCCTGGCGATGAAAACGCTTAGCCACACCCAGGCCGGTAAAGGTTTTGCCAGTACCGGTGCCATTGGTAAACAGCACGCCATGGGCATCAGGCTGATTAAATCGCTCTTCGGCAAATAGAACATCGTCTTGTTGCTCTGGCAACAGAATAGGCAGGGTGTCGCGGATGTTTTGAATATCACTCAGACGGGTGTCTTTGATGCTTTCGGCCTTGGTTTGGACCTTTTGCTTTTCCTCGAACGCTAAGCGGGCGTCGCCAGCAGCTCTTGAAGATTCTCCATCTCGGCCTGACTCAGGGCTGGATTGTCCTTCTGCGCTATCAGCACGGCCTCGGCGGGCGTCTGAATCTCGGGCAGCACTGCTATCAGATCCGGGTTCTTGCTCACGAACGCTTGCACTGCTGCTCTTTCCTGCAGCAGAGGTGCCAGTGTCAGATACGGAGTTATCAGACTGTCCTTCACTCCGTCGCTGGCCAGACGCTTTTCTTCCTGTTCCAGCGCCTGATCCATCTTTTCCGGTTTCAGGCTGAACAGCTGTTTCCAGTGTGCTGCCTTCATCTCGGGCTGTTTCCCGATCTGATTCCACACTTGTGCTGGTAACTGATGCATTGTTGTCTCCTAACTTAACCTCACCGAATCCCTGATCCAGAAGGTTCCTACTAAACATATTAGCAAAAGAAACGTCACGATTCCTTAATTCGCCCCCTTGCTCAGGGTTTTGAACAGCCGTTTCAACCAAATTCAGACGACCTTGAGGCGAAATGGCATACACCATCTCACCATCCATTACCCGGTCGCCGTTCTGATCGTAGTAATGAGTGAAATACAGCTGGTCCTTACCCTTATCACCTGGCAGACGCTCAATCACCAAATCCATATAAGGTTCGTTCGGAATGCGGACGTGGAAGTACTCACCCCCTAACGCCTTAGACTGCAGGCCAAGATCATGTAACAGCCTGGCAATGTTCTTGGATGCCGCCCCCATCTGTTCTTTACGGGGCAGGATGGCCTTATCTACCAATTTGCTACCAGCTTCTGCTGAATTAGTAGTTGGTGCTGGATTAGCCCTATCAATTGCCGCTTCAAGTCCCACTGCATCCAGCGTAATGCGTACACGCCTGTTGCCTGCCACGGCCAGAACGACATAATCACCAGCGTCATTAATGCTTTCTACAACACCCCCCTTCAACATTTTTCCTGTATTCGGGGTAAAGCGACCAATCTTATCGCCAACACTTAGATCAAGTTTTTTGGCCGCCTCCAATTTAGCCTTTTTAAAATTTTTCTTATCCAAATAGTGCCATGCGTCTACGACCTCTGAATGGATTGCCCCCCCATCCACTCCTATATCTATATTCTCAGGGATATAGCTACCTAACTGAGATTTTACGTGCTCAACGCCCTCTCGATATGATTTGGCCCCGGATTCTCTTGCTTTCTTAACGGCATCAATAAGGCGCTGCTGGGCCACGTCGGGCTCTGTTTTTTCATTTACAACAGGACGCCACTTACTAGAGATTTCTTTAAATGTTTTCCCGAGCGGGTAAGTGTCAGTTTCAGCGCTGGTTTCCGACATAAGCGCTTTCCTTATGTCAGATTCTTTATCCCTACCAAACTGCAGAGTGCCGGCCTTTTTATGGTGAACACCCTTTAGCTTTATGCCAGCCTTCACCAGCTTGGCACGCACCTCATCAACAGCAGTCTGGTCGGCAACCTCAACAACTACAGACTTTTTGCCATGGTGGCGGATTTTAAAGCCCTGATCCTGGCTCTCTGTTCCCGCCTGCACTTCAGTTCCCGCGCCCAATGCTGGTGTGGCCTCGGCATGAACTGAATTAGGCTGGTTCGCCTCATCTTTAACCGGGTCTGCAACTGGTTCAGCTTGAGTATCCGTCTGAACGGCTTTAACCGGTGCGGGCTTTTCTCCACTATCACTTGTTTGCCGTTGCTGAACTTTATTCGATATTGGAGCCGCATAATCATCCTCAATGATATTGCCCTCGGCATCTTCCCAGGCGCCGGGTTCATCTTCATAGGCGCGTACCTGGGTACCGTCAGAGGTTTCATGAGTGGGAATAAACGCCGATTCGTCAGACTGGCTCGGTGTAGGCCTTTGCGCAGTCTCTGCCACTGGCAAAGACTCAGGTGTAAGTAACCCCTCATGGTGCGCCGCAGGTTCCTGGGGTTCTGCTACAGAGGCGTGAGGGGTGTTGTTATCGATAACCGATTGGATTAAGCCTTGTTGTTCTGGCTTGGTTGCTGCTGGTTGTTCGGTTGCGGGTTGCGCCTGCGGAATGGCTGGCCGCTTTGTTTCTTCTGGTTTAAGTGCTGCAGCACTATGCTTTTCTGCGAACGGGGTGCGTTCATTAATCATTCCCTCCAGCTCTGTGATTACATCGGTATCGGCCACGCCAGAAAGCTCAGCACGCTCAAGTACAGCCATGGCCAGGCCGGGTTCAATCTCTTCCAGGTCAGCGGCAAGATCATACATCTGCGAACCAACCTGATCCATATCAGGGTGATACTCGTCCTGCTCTAGCTGTGGCTCATATAGGACATTCTCTACGCCAGGCTTCAGGCCGAGCTTATGCGCTTCTGATGGCGCCACCATCTCACCGGCAATCGGATCTTTCACCCAGTTACCGCCAACATGATCTTCAGGCATACTGATCTCGCCTGTTTCAGGGTTAAACCGGCCTGTTGGTATATCTTTCAGCGCTTCATTGCCCTTCTGGATTAAATCAGCGTCAATCGTGGCGCTGTCTAGCGCAACATCACGATTGATATTTGTGGCAGGGGTTGTGGTTGAAGCAGGAGGAGTAACCGGGGCATTGGCTTCGCCCTCATCAAACTGATCAAACGGGTTTGGAACATCACCGCTATCACTAACAGGCTTATCAATCACCTGCTCAGGCTTCCCCTGATCCACAACTGGTTTCTTGCGACTTGCGATAGCCGCCACGATATCGCCAGGTAGGCCAAGTGCTTCAAGTAGGCCTTCAGCAACAATGTCACCTTGGCTGGCTTCTTCGCCAACAACCTTGTTCCGGGCAATCTCACCAGTGGCACCACCTACCATCTGAATCATGGTCTGGGCAGGTATATTGGTGAACTGGTTTGGGCCAATCTTCCACGGAACTATCGCTGTTGTTAACGCATCTACACCACCCTGTGCAGCAGACTGCAATGCGGCCCTGGCTTGCGCCTGCTCGAACTCCATTCCTTTCTCAAGCGCATCAGCTACGTTCGAACCATAGGTATTGGCAACAGAACTAGCAAAGCCGGCACCACCCATTATAGCCGTGCTGCGGGTCATTCCCTGAATAGCTGCTGGCAACACCTTATCCATGCCTTTAGCGCCAAAGATAATGGTAAGCATCTGTGGTGCCAGTTCTGCTACCTGCTCGGTGAGTACGCCAAAAGTATCAGGCGAATCATTGATCTCGCTTACAAAGGCTTTTGTGGCATCCCATAAACCATCGGCGTTATTGGCGGCATCATATGCATCACGCATAGCAGGATGAACAGGCAAGGCATTAATCCTTTCCTGTTCAGACTTAAATAGCGCCTGGGTTTCATCCTTGCGCTTGCCGATGGTTTCACCAACGACGGAATCACCCAGTCCAAGCGCATCAACACTCGACTCAACCATTTGCTCAAACGGTTCAGTAATACCACTGGTAACACTCTGGCCCAGCCTGCGAACCCCCCTCTCCAGGGACGAAAGCAAACCACCGCCAGACTGTTCATGAAGGTCTATAGCATCCTGTTTATTAACAGGCGCTACGTTTTCAACTGAATCAAACTGATCAAAAGGATTTGAAACATCACTTACAGACGCAGCCGCATCAAACTGATCAAAGACATTCTTCATTATTGGAGGTACCCACTGGCACTAACACCATACTTTTGCTCAAACTGTGCAGCTAATCCGGGATTTTTGCGCAACATCTCAATAGCCGCCTGTGGAATGCCTTGTGTTTGTGGCTTCATCGCAGAATCAACGATCCCATTGCCTGAATTTTGAGTATGAGACAGGTTGTTGTTATTCGCACCTGGGGTTTGGGAATTATTTCTAGCTACGCTTTCAGCCATTCTTTCTTTGGCTCGACGCTCAATGAAGCCTTTGCGGCCTTCTTCGCCAAAATCGGATGAGTCAGTGCTAAACCAACCTGCTTTTTCTTTCGCCTCTTGCTTAGACTGTGCCCTGGCATCATCGTAAGAAATGCTCGGCTGTTGATCTGCAGGCTGCCACTGCTGTGCGCCAAGCGGTTTACCAGGATCTACCGGCGCCATTCGGCCAACCTCTTTGCCGTTATCACCAACATCAAGCAATACAGTGGCGCCAGTGGCAGGATCGGTAACGGTTTTATATGTCCCGTATGCAACGCCTCGGGCTGCTTTTTCAGGCACGCCTAAATCAAGCATTTCCTGGTATTTCTTATTGCTGTTGGTACCGCCAGTCGTCGCTTTAGCCGCGGCAGTCGCCTCAATCTCATCCAGCTTATATTCGTGCTGTTGTTGGTCTCGGGCTTTCTGCGCATCTGCTGTGGCACTCGCAGCCGCAGCGCCCTGCTTGCTGGTAATGTCGTTTCGTTTAACCCAAGACTGATCACTTAGGTTTTGCGAATACTCAGCAATACGACTTTGCCGGTCTTCGGCCGCGGCATCACGCTCAGACTGAAAGGCGTTCGCCACACCCATGCGGCCAATATCAGTCATTGCCTGACCAACCCCACCAAACACACCAAGTTTGCCCATATCACACCCCCTGCTGTGGTTGTTGTGGTTGTTGTGGCTGCTGCTGGGCCTGCTGTATTGTTTCCATGCCTTGCATCAGCTGTTCTTTGTCGTTGTCTTCGCCATAGCTTTGCAAATACATCTGCACACCAAACTCCAGCGCCTGTTCAACCTGCTCATCAGCCAACTCAGGATTACCAGTCTTTTTGTTAATCTCGTTAATGGCATCCTCCAAGTCGTTTAACAGCATCAAGCCTGTGGCCAGGGCGACATCGATTGGCATGCGCCCCATGTCGGTATCGATCTTGCGCAACACCATCACAATAGCCTCAGCCAATGCCTGATCTGGCTTGTTCGCCATCTCTTGCATGATGGAATCAAAAACATTTTCTTTGTAAATCAGGTTGCGGCCAATCTGCCATGCTTTCTTGGCTTGGGCTTGTTTTTCAGGGGTGAATTGATTTGATACAGATTCGATAAGACCTGCCATGACTTTCCTCCAGGCATAAAAAAACCGCCGAAGCGGATTATCTTTGTGTGTTAGTCGGCGTTACTCGGGCTCAAATTGCCCAGTCCTGGGGTTGTACTTCTTTCCAGCCAGATCAGACGGTGCCCAATAACTACGGCGTTTTCGTGACTCTTCTTCAAGTCTACGCTGTTCTTCAAGCCTCTCATTCTGCAAGTCTTCTTGAGCAGACCCAGCCAAAGCAGAGCCCGCTAGCTGCATACCACCGTAAGCCAACATTGGATTTTCCTTTGTCCACCCGGCAACAGAAGAAATAATCCCCTCACCAGCCGCTTGAACTGGCGTGGATACGATTGGCGGTGGGCTGCTAAAAAGGTTCTGCATGCCGCTATCGACAATACCACTGCCAACACTATTGGTCGCCACATCAACGGCGCCAGCCTCAACCGCTGGGGCAACAGAAGGGGCAAGCGCATTACTCATGGAATCCATCGCGGCTTCACTGCCGACATTGCTTGCTACCGCTTGCCCGGCTACCTGCTCGCCTGCTGCGGCTGTGCCCGCGGCTAAAGAATTGAGCCCCATGTAGGCACCAACCCCACCAAGAATTGCTTTACCGAAGTTGCGTTCCTTAATACCCTCCACCGCCGTCTTGGCGCTATAGGCCGTGGCCACAAACTTCATAATTGGCACAATAAGCGGTCCACTCACTTGGTCACCTCCATTACAAACCCTTTTACAGCCGGCTTAAAACCGAGCTGCTCAATTAATTTAATAACCCTCTCATCATCGGTGCTGACGTTGAGATAGATTTTGCGCACAGAATCAAACCCTTTCGCCCAATTGATATAGGCATTAATTAACTTCAACCCATGGCCACGACTTGAAGGGGCAACGTAGAAAAATAAGTCATTAGCTATATCGCCCCATGTCCACCAAATCGGCGCAATCAGACCAATAAACACACCATTAATCACGCCGTCACGCTCAATCACCCAATAGAAATAATCAGGCCTAACAGCAAATGTTTCGAATGCCTGAACCGCCTTGTCTTGGTCTGGGTCAATATCACAGAAGTAGCCGATATCATTCTTCGCCGACATTAAAAACCGGGCGACTTCCAACGAGTCAGCAACCGTCGCGCATCTGATATTACTAGACATACCGGTATGGCGCCCGCCACCGTTCATCAGCATCTTTAGGCTCAACTGGGTTTGTTGCAACCCCACCTGTCATAGCCTTGAATATTTCAGCGTCAGTAAAATCCATGTCACCATTCTTAAATTCTTCTCTAACAAAATCGTTGTACTGCTTCGCCACTTGATAGTTATCAAACTTGGCACCAGTGATGCGGCTGATAATTGTTCCATTTTCCTTAATGTAATCACCAAACTTTCTTTCTAGATTGGCATAGTCAACAACACCCTGAATTCTCACTAAATCAGGTGGGGAAACATCACCATGTTTTTCGGTATACCAGTCCTGCACCATCACAGGCATGCTTTCTATTGACTGATAACTATATGGATCATTTACGTTCTGTTGTGGTTGGCCGGGCTGTTGCTGGTCTGTCGATGCTCCACCGGCACCAGCCGTATCACTGGCTTCAGTTGGCGCAGGCGTTGTATCAATCACTTCACCATTCTCAATCTTCGAATTTTGCAATGCCGAATAAATTGGAGAACCGGCTAGCCAATTATCGTTAAGAACCTTTATGGCGGCAGCCTTTTCGGTTGCATCCATATCCTGCATATTGATATTAGCAATACCGTCCAAAAGAGTATCAAAATTACTTGCTTGCAGCCTGGTTGCCTCAATATCCCTGTCACTAGCAATACGATCAGCCTGTTGACCACCTTCAAACGTTTGCCGATCATCTTGCATGTTGTTGTCATGCTCAAATGTCCGTCCTTGACTGGCCTGGTCATACGCTTGCCTGTCATCCTGCATGGTCGCGTCATGAGTAAATCCACGTTCTTGCATATTTGTATCATGAGTGAAGCCACGATCCTGCATATTTTCGTCATGCCCAAAACGTGCGCCCTGTTCAGCCATATTGAAATCATGACTTTGCTCATTTAGTAGGCTTTGAATTATCCCATCATTGCGCTGCAACGCGCCACGGCTGGCGGTATCAAATCCGGCCAGACTGCCCTTGTTCGTTTCACCGGCATTGAACATTGAAACTTCTGTTCCCATCCTTGCATTTTCTGAGCGCGAACTGTTTTCAGCATCCTGATTGCGTGTGCCTTGAGTGAAATAGGTGCTGGCATCTGCATTAGCGATAGGCGCTGCCGCATCAATTGCCGCAGCTTGCGCAGCCTCCGCACCCATTGAGCTATTCACCAGGCCGCGACTATTGGCATATTGAGTGCCTCTCGTTCCGGCTCGTTTCATATAGCCGCTGTTTGAATCCAGCAGCTTATTCAGGTTAGTCGATGTCAGGTCATTGTCATTAACCTGGCGTATTTTCGCATCCCATGTTGACGCCTTGCCGGTCGCCATCTTTGGTGCGGAAGGCATTGAGGCCACACCATTTTGGTTCAGAACTGAATCAATCAAACCAGTTTTGCCATAAACTGAGCTATTACCTGTAACCTTGCCTATCTGATTGCCTTCATTGAACACCAAGCCATTAATAACCTCATACTTGCTAGTAGAATTAGGTGATGTCACATTGCCTGCGCCATCAATGCTTCCAATCTGCTGACCATTCTTTAAAACATTGGAGCCTGAAATACTGAACAGGCTATCATCACCGTCAATTTTTACATTGTAATTACCAAAGCCATTCTTAGCCATTACATCCCCCTACAGTTTAGCTTTACGCTTATCATTGGCTTGTTTCACCTTTGTTGGCAATGCCAGCGCCACGCCAGACGCTTCCAGCACATCCAGCAGCTCAGATGGTTTTATCGCATCAATTTCTTTCTTGGCTTCATCAGCATCAATAATGGCCTGAAGTTCTTCCTTTGATCGTTTCATTATTTCTACCTATGAACTTGAACGCGGTAATTCCCAGCCGTTAACGCCTTGAGCCTGACTTCGCTAACGCTTGGATTGTCGAGTCGATAATCAGTACCATTCACCGCTTGCTGGGTAAGGGTGTTGCCATCGTAGTCAATAGCAACCGAATCAATAGTTGGTACTGCGACATCGCTGCTGGTGCGTACCACTAGGGCAAAGTCAAATGTGGTTGTAATTGCGGGAAAGTACGCATCGGCCACGGCGTTTAATGCCGTGCTATCCATTCGGTTTTGCGCAACGCCCATAGCGTCAGAGAACGCTTCATAGATATTATTTACAGCCGCACTGGCCCAGGTGGTGCTGCCATATGTAACATTGGAGTTATATTCCCATGTCCCGGCGTTATTCCGCACGATAGAACGCTCAGCTGTCTCGGCACTGCCAACAATATTAAACGTCGTTCTGCCATCAGTAGACCAGGCGTAATAGGCGAGATGCCCAGCAAGCGTGTCTGTGGCCGTCATAGAGTTGAAATCAGTCCATAGATTGGTGTCTATCTGGCCGGTCGCATTGGTGATTGCAGCAATGTACTGGTCTTTAGCGGCCTTTTTCACCGCGTTACAGTTATATTGATACACATTGTCGTTTGTCTGGCCTACTGTATAAACCTTAAGTCCGTCTTCACTAATATCAATGCCATAGGGCACTGTATCTTGAGCCGAGATTGATTTGCTAATATTGTCATACGCGCCAGTCGATAGATCCCATCCTGTGGTTAGTACATATTGCAGGATTGTGTCAGTCTGATAATTCAGTATTAGCAACTTAACCCCATCGCCACTGAATGCCAGGCCGAAAGGCTGTGCGGATTGACCTGTTAAATCCAGGCTAACCGTGTCGTAAGACGCGCTGGAAACAACCCAGGCTGTTGATAATGTATATTGGTAAACATGCGCGGTACTAGCGCCATCACCCAACAGATACATTTTGGTGCCGCTTGTATTAAATTTTATGCCACGGAAAACTGTATCTTGACCAGATGCATCAAAAAGTACTGTGTCATACGTAGCAGTTGAAATATCCCATGGGGTTGATAGCGTGTACTGCTTAACATCAGTTACTGACACAAGATACAACTTGGTGCCGTTATTACTTAATGTAAATGCCCCAAAACCTAATCCAGTCTTCGAAGTCACAAACGAGGCCGTATCAACTTCCCCACCAGTCACTGAATATTGGTAAATAGCGGTACTATCGCCCACATACATCTTTGAATCACTATCACCAAACTCTACCCCCGTAGGCGAAATCGTTTGTGCAGAGATATCTTTAAGTTTTGAGTAGGCTAAATTTTCAATGTCCCACGGCGAACTTTCGTTTATGCTGTTGCTTGGCTGAAAACTGCCGCCTTCAAACCAGCCTGCGTACAGATACCACGAGCCAGATACAATCCCCGAGGTGTCGGCAAAATCAGTGATAACAACGGCTTTGATCGATGCAGAGCCGGACGTGCCAAAAATAATGGCCTCACCGCTATTGCCCACAACACGCTTGCCGACATCGCTTGCCGCCCATGTGCCAGAACTCTTCGTCAGCGTGACTACGCCGGTTGTATTCGAAGGCGTTAGCGTGACCGTATATGCTGAGTCTTGCAGGTCGAACAGCGTATCGTCGGTATTAATCCCCCAATAGTTATTGGTAATACCTAGCTGCGCGACCTCTTTAGTCACCATGGCCGTAAACTTGCCGATAGCATCAAGCGATTGTGTCAAAGTGATAGATGATTCCTGGTTTAAAGCCATGCTGGCATTCAAGAAGCCAGTCTCACCCAACCCTTTATCGCCGCTCCTTGAGTATGACGCCAAAATGCTCTTGCCTGTGGCGAAGCTGGTGACTGAACCAACCACATGAGTGACGGCCACATCGAAATATCCCGCCTGTTCAGTCACCGCCGTGACCTCATAAATCACATAGCGAGTCGCGTCCAGCTCTTCCGATAATTTCAAGATCCCCTTTACTGTTGGGTTGGTTGAATCGTCGAAAGTACGGATAAAGGCTTGCGCGTCATTTGCGGTTGAATCCAGGTCGTCAAATCGTAACGTTGTTGCAAGGGATAGATCGGTATTACTGGCTTTTAGCTTGCTGGCACCAGGGTCCGATGCAGCAGTATCGGTTGACCAAACATAACCCAGTGCAACCCCGGCAAACTCACCCTTTGGCCCAGCAGATAGCTGAAGCGGATGAACACCGTAGAAATAAAAAACATTATCAGTGGCGTTATACCGTAGCCCGACAAGTTTATTTGCTAGCATGTCATTAGCAACAGAATCAGAACCATCGACACGCTTGATTGACTTGGCACCCAGGCCATCAATGTTTACCGTTGCTGCGCCGGTATTGCTGTTTGTGGGATAAAACATCACCTCCATCGCATCGGTGTAGGCAGTCGGCGCGTGAGGCAGAGCGACTACATAAGCATTGGCGGCGCCGGTATCGGTGCCCAGGTTGATTAGGCCTCGCTTTAACTGTGATTCAGTTGGCAATTTATCAAAGCCGGCAGCTATTTCATCGGCAATGTTATTATCAAAAGCTGCTACAGCTCTTACCCCTGTTGGAACCCTATTGGCAGAATGATTAAAGAAATCATTGCTCATCGTGATAACCCTCTGACCGAATAATGTATTACTGCCACTTGTAAAGTGTGGGGCAGCTGATAGGTTGAATTTGAATAAATCGTCATGCTCATACTGGTGCCAGATCCTTCGATATAGGCTTCGCCCTGACCAACCACCTGTGCATCAAATAGAAAATCGCCAAACACAGCATCAGTATCGAAGTAGGCGCCACCACTTAAAACATTGATTGTTTCTGCAACCCCTTGAGGCGCATCAGGTGAACCATAAGAAAAGTCTGCCGAGAACTGGATATCAGCGCCCAATGGCGCATCCATCTCAAACACCGCCTTAAAGAACTGCTTGTTGTACTGCGGTGAACGAAAGTTGTTGAAGGCAATAATGGCAAAGGCCTCTACGGCACCACCATCAAATGATGTGCCGGCATCCATCTGGTAGACATAACCATCATCAGAACCAAACAACAACACCTCATTGCCATCGTTATCTTCAGCAGAGCAGCAGCAGCGTACAACCACGCCGTAATCGACACGGGTAAATTCGATGCCTTTTGATGTCACGTGACCAATAATCCCCGTGCCATCAGAAAAGAACAGCCGGTACTGGTCTTTGTCTTTTACCCGCATCGACGCCGTTACCAACCCCTTCTTCGCTTTGATTATGGGTTGAATCAGCTTTGAAAATGTTGAGGCTTTGAAATCACCATAGGCTTGCACTGCTGATAATCCAGTCAGCCCTCGGTCATCCAGATAGAGTGGCTTTCCTATCTCCTGGATAGATCGCTCAATCGCGCCAGACTCTGCCGAATGCGTGACAAGATTCCAATCTGCTGAACTGGTGCCATACAATAGATAAGTGCTGTTGCGGTCAAAAATCGCCATCGCATCGCCCGGCACACTGGCATACCCTGTGGTGTCATCTCCGGTAGCAATCTCACCCGCGCCGGTAATTGGCGACCACGTTAATGGATCAGCAATGGAGCTGTGTTGTGTTGAGCTTCCAAACGAGAAGAACAAATGTTTTTTATGCACAAACAGGTGACGAGGCGTATCGGTTGTCATGCCGGTATGGATAAAACAAAAGCCAGTACCATCCCACTGAAAGCCTTTATTCACGCCGTCAACGCCATACATCTTCCTTGAGCCCGAATCGCCATAAAAATTGTAATTCTTAAACTCAAACTGCCCACCAGGCAGGAAGGTATTGGCCGCCTGCACACCAGAACAGGTCGCAGATCCAGCCGCTGAGGTAATGGTTTCAGCCTGAAATGTGCCGACGACACTCTTCAGGTAAATCCTACCGGCCGCATCGTTGCCAGCCCATGTGCCCGAGGTCACAACCACATTCATCACATCGCCGGTTGCTGTAGATATCCCCCCCGTTACTGTTTCATTAACAGATATCTCGGTTGTGCCCGCCGTAAAATCAACGTAGTGCCCAATATCAACCGCTACCCAGCCAGCCGTACTGGCTTTATACATTACGCAGGCAGTTGCCCCGGCATTGTCACGAAAATTATATTCATCACCGCCATACATCCACACACCGCGAATCTGGCCAGAGCCTGGTGGCTTTCCAATATCTGCCCTGGTTGCTTCAATGGCTGCCTGAAGCCAAGCATTATGATTGGTGTCGTCTGTAGCGCCTTTCTCTACTGCAGTACCAGACGTGGTAGCAGAGCCAGAGGCAGAGGTAATCAACTCAACATCTTGAAAAACATCAGAACAACCAAACAACACCAAATAGCCAGAAGCGTCATTGGTTGCCCATGATCCGGATGTAACAGTAACGACCAGCACCTCGCCCGTATCAGCAGAAGTGTCGCCTGTTACTACTTCGCCAACAACAAAGGCCGATGTGCCAGCAGTAAAGTTAAGCACCCAGTACGAAGCCTCAGAAGGCGATGGCCTACCATCAAAACGCTCAAAACCATCAATACGACGATAGCCTGTGTCTGTTGCCTCGTAGTTTTTTGAGAACAACAGCGAACCGGCTTTCTTCGCCATAGCTGGCGAGACAAGATCCTCACCGCCTTTCAGCTCAACAATATGCGGTCTTCTGCTCAAGCGAATGCACCCCTGCCCATCTTAATAGTGGGCAGCTGTTCGCGTTCCAGGTCAAACAAAAGCGAGTTATAACGGTCCTGCAAAAGAGCAATACGCTGTATAGGTGCCTCCTGGTCTGCCAGATAACGCAACACGGCGCCCATCCATAGCAGATCATGAAAACGCTCAGGCATTCGTGGCACATCAGAATTTTCAACCAGCTTCGTAGGTGAGCGATAGTAAATACCGGTAACCGTATAAACATCATTAGGCACTGGCGTCATGATCAGCGCGTTATCTGGTGAAACACATACAGCTTGTGGCACACCAGATGCCAGAACGCCAACGTTATAAACACGGTCCCAGTCTGCATAGTCCATGCGTCCTATTCGGTATTCATTAGCAAGGCCGTCTGCAGTTAGGTATTGCTTAAAGCTCTTCTCATTCCATGTGCCAAGATCAGTTATAGATAAAGAGGTCGCCGGGTATTCATGGACACTCGCAATCGTTTGAAAGTTCTTGCTTGCGCGCTGAAAATACCAGTTATCACGCCGACTTTGCAGCGCGTACCATTCGTCGTTTACCCATTCAACCAACTTGGCATACATACCCGTCTGACTTTTCACAGTAGACGGGCCGTTGCCGCTGATCTTGGCCTCCTGACGGGCCTTCTGGCATGACTCCAAAAAGTTCATTAACGTTCAGCTGCCCGTGGATCATTAATCAATTGAACAGGGATAGTCTGAGCATCAGAAGATGTCATCGCGTTATCCATATCTGACTGGTAAAACTCAGTGGTCACCGCATCCATCAAACTACAAAATGCACCGTATGGAATATCGATTTCTTTGCCGCGTTGTATCAGATAGGATTGACCATTCCAGCCCACAAAAACATCCTGGTCTCCACCCTCACCCTTCTCAATTGGAATCTTGATTGTTACCTTGTCAGCAATTGCATCCGCCTTTGACGCATACATCTTGCCTGGTTTTGGTGCCTTGAATCGTTTTGCAACTGGTGGAGCTTCAGTAGGCGGACTGTCTGTAATCTCAATACCCAGATGATCAGCTACCTTTTTGCGAATATTCTCTTCTTTCATGGCTGGCGCAAAATTCTCACCCATTACCTCTTTGCCATAAGCACGCAACGCTGCAACATCAGCCGTTGCCACGCTATTTTTATCTACACTCATTGATGCTTACTCCCGGTAAGTTTGTACATAAAAAAAGGAGGCCTCGGCCTCCCTTCATTGCAAAATAGTTTCAGTGCTTAACGAAAAGCGATGAAATGAATTGTTTCACCCGACACATTCACGTCAGTGTCTGCGCCAATGGTGATACCAACAGCCGCTGACGCATCAGAGCCTGCATATTCACTAATGCCATTTGATGTAATCTTGGCTGAACTAGCATTACCAGTGGTAGCGTTATCAACAACCTTCAGGGTCTTGATTGCGCTTGCTGCCGGCATGCCTTCAAACCATTCCAATGTCGGTGCCAAACCGCCTACATCATCCAGGTTGAAACATTTGAAATAGCGTGGCGTAAAACCAAGCTCAATATTTATGGCTGCACCAGTGCCTTCCACCGTACCCACGTCAACTTCTTTCATTGTTAAATCCTCTTGTGCTTAAATAAAAAAGGGACAGCAAAAGCCATCCCTTTAGTTACTTACCGTTATGGTTTAGATATCTGTTGCGCCGACCTCAAGACGGGCAATCCAGGCCTGATTAGTGATCAAACTTGCAAACCATGTCTTCCAACCAACGTAACCACGCTGACCCAGTGGATCTGAAGCGCTCTTGGTACCAGGATTGATAATGCTAGGTTCAATAGCACCGCGGCCCTTCAAAGGAACACACGCAACCGCGTTCTGCGCTACAAAGATCATTGGATACACATCTACCTTGGTACCACTGGTCACCATGCCGTTCAGCGTAGCGCTACCAGAGTCTGCAAATGGCTCAAGCTCAGGGCTGGTCACAAAACGAACGTTTTCCAGTGATCCCAGCTCTTCAGGGCAGATAGGCTTACGGTTGCCGTAATCAGCAACTGAAGTAAAGCCCGTCATGTTACGGATATCGTTTTCCAGATCAGTATGGCAGTAGCACACATACGCCGCCTCAACAGAGCTGGAGCCATACTTAGGTGAGCCATCCAGCACTTTGGTAATTGGCTTACCTTTTTGTGCTTTCAGGAACTTCACAACCGCACGAACACGGGCCACACTGACTGAATCATTAACATCAGTACGCGCAGCATCAGCAGCAGCGCCATAAAAGACGTTAGTGCCACCCTTCATAGTGCCGTACAAAACAGCTTCAACTGTTTCACCCGCGTTTTCACCCATAAGCATGGAATTTTCATCCAAGACCGGATCTTCAGATAGATCCTCAACCTTGTCCGACAGCTCAGAGATATTGCCGTACTGCTTCACTGTTGCCGTTTGGCGGGTGTACTGCATCTGCTTAGCAGTTGGCGTTACACCTTCAACAAGTGGCGTAGTCGCCTTGGCAAACGGTACCGGTGTGCGGAACTTGATGGTATCCGACTTCTTTTTACCCAGCGGTTTGGTCATGCAGGTTTTTTGCAGCACCAGGACAGGTTCTGCATGCTTCAGCGCCTTAGCCTCTGCAGTCAAACCGGCCTCAACACCGATATCACCGTATTTACTCATAGTCATTGCTTGTTACCTCATAATTTTGAGGCGATACGATTAAACATTGCATCCTCATCACCACCGCCATCTAGCGAGCCTCGTTGGCCACGTTTGCTAGGTGTTCTTGCTGCAGCTTGTCGGCGCTTTAATCGCTCACCGGAAATATCAACAGCATCAGCATTTGCATCAGACCCTTGTTCAGGATCTTCCTGCTCGGGCTGAGCGCTGTTCTTGTAGGTGTCGAACAACCAAATGGCATCAGAGGCGAGCTGGCTTTTAGTAAGGGCTTGAACATTGGCTGGCTGCTGGGTAATCCAACCTTTAAAACCGTCACTTTTTGCAGTTTCTTCCCATTTAGGGTGCGCGGCCTCAACGGCGGCATACTGGGTTTGCGCGTCTCTTTGTTGCTCTGAATCGCTGAGGTAATTAACCTTTGATTCAAGTCGTTCGATTGTTTGTTGACTGGCGGCCTGCTGGTTGCGAATGTAGGCGGCTACGTCTGGATATTCTTCTTCGAACTCGCTCATCACATCGTCAGAGGGAGATTCATTAGGGGCGGCCCCATTGGGCGGCTTGTTATCACTTGCTGGTTTTTGCGTGGTTTGTTGCTGTAGCTTTTGATTTAGCTCATTGATCTGACGTTGAAACGCACCCACACGACCCGCGTTAGACTGCGCCTGGTGCTGCGCCTGTTTAAGTGCTTCCTGTGTTTCGTTGAACGCACTTCTCAGGTTTTCAGGGGCATCTTTCCAGGGATCATCATCGGCTTTGGCTTCCGTATCAGCATCTTTACTGGCTTCAGCATTAGTGCCTTCATCTTCATCGGATTCAGCTTCCGCATCATCTTCACCAGAGGGCTCTGAATCATCAGCATCACTGCCAATATCGTCAGAATCTTTGCCATCAGCTATTTCATCAAACATCGCATCCAGGTCTTGCTCGTCTTGATCAACGCTATCGTCCTGGTCGTTCTCATCTGCTTCTAAGGTCATTGTTTGCTCCATGTGCGCACCAAATCGCGGGCACAAAAAAACCGGCACTGAGCCGGTTGTTGATTTGCGGGGCTTTCGCCGCGCTTAGATATTGATTCCAGGGGACACACCACCGCTTGTTTGCAATGGCCTTGGTGGGTCTCCCAGTCTCAAAAGCTGTTTTAGTTCATCGATTGCGCCACGCAATTCATCGCTACGCCGTTCACTGCATTCAGACGTTTCTAGCTCATCTCGTAATTCAGACAATCTTGCTTCGGCATGCTCTTCAACGGCAAACCATGTTTGATTTTGTTTGTTAAATGGCATCAGATTCCTTGCCCTGTCGCCAACCTAAGATTGGCTTCATCATAGAAACGTTCTGCTTTACCCTTCTCAATGATGGATGTCTTTTGCAATTCAGCATTAATTTTTTCAATTGTCAGACCGCGCTCTTGAGCCAGTTTTAGCACCAGATTCTGCTGATCCATTTGCCGCTCATACATACGGGCTTGCCGATCAAAGTTACGATCTTCTAGTTTTTCTTGATGAATCTGGTAATCGAGCTTAAGTTTCTCAGCGGCCAAACCGCCATCACCTTGCTGAGCAGCCTCGGCCATCGCCTCTTGGTTACTATCAATCTCTTTATCGCTGAGAACAACATCATCAGGTTGAATTGACTGACTTTGCACCAGCTTTCTAAGAAGTTCGCGTGCCTTCATCATTGGCCCAAATACTGGGCTTTCTACAAAACTGGCGAGGCCGAACAACGCAGCGGCTTGGGCGTCTTTCTGCAGCAACACCGTTGAACCACGGGCATCAACCTTGTAATCACCCTTAATTGAATCGTCTTCGTGATACTGCATGTTGTAGGTATAGAAACCAGTAATCAGTTTCATTGTGATGCCATCATCAAACTGGCGCACAACCCGTCTAATCACCACATGAGATGTGTTCATGCGAATCTTTGCCGCCGTTGCAGATTCCTGCGCCATTTTCGGCTGGTCATTATTCACAACCATCTGTAAGCCGGTCTCTTCCTCAAACAGCTGCTTTGCTTCTTTGATAATCAGCAAAATCTCATTGGTGCGACTATCAATATTAAATTGATGAAACACCTGATTGATTGGTATCTTTTTGTCTTTTAGCAGCCAGATTTTCTTTGTAGTCAGTTCCCAAACACCATCGGCTGGCTCAATAGCTTGTTTATTTGCAACCGTCTGCGGCCCAATCGACAAAGCGCTGTTATCGATCATCATGCGCCAGCCAGCGTTAAATATCGCTTGAGAGTTACGGCCAGAATAAGGGACGCCATAACCAAAAATACTGGAATCATCTTCAATCCAGTTGGCCACGCAGTAGGAGCGCTCATCAGTCTCAAGCAACGGCAAGTGGATTTTAACCACATGCGCACCACAGAAAATTACAACTGCTTCTACCTCTTCCTCATCGTCGCCATTGAGTGGTTCTTCTTCATCTGGCTCAGCCAGCCCACAATCACACAAGACTGATTTCTTAACTGGCCCTTGATATTTCCAAAACTCGAATCGGTTATCTTTCTTAGTCGAATCGAGCCCGTTAATTTTGCGCATCTCATCCAGATGAGTGCTTTCAGTTTTATATATCTCAGGACCAACACCTAACAACTTCTTCAACTGATCCTTGAAGTAAGATTCATTTTTTAACAGCTTGCGTACCTGGCGCTTGGTCATGTATGACCGCTCAAACTCAAAGTCGGCCTCTTCAAGCGTGGCAGCAGACATGTCTGGGAAATAGTCCCATGGCGACACATAACGCACGACAGGCTTAGATTCAGACACCATTTCCAGCATTCGAACAACCGACTGGGTATTGATGTCCTGAGCCTTAGTCCACTTCTTGACTTGATCAATCTGCTCTACCGGCCCCTCCAAAACTCCGGTACCTAACCTGACAATATCTCGGACACAGTCACGCGCTTTACTTGGATAGTTTGATTCAGTCAGCTGGTCATCAATAGTCGTGCGCATTTTCTTAGCACGTTCGCTGGCCTTCTCAATCTCAAGCGTTGCGGCATAGCCATGGGTAAGCAACTCTTCTTGCTCGTCCTCAGCCTGACCAGCTTTGTACATGTACTCGCCTTCAGGACCAAACATAGGATCTTCACTGGTCGATTTCTCAACCAATTCAGGATCAGGGGTATTAGTACAATCCCAGTTACGATCATCGGTTGGCAGCATCATCTCTGAGAAACGAGCTTCGGCACCATCGCAATAAGGACGGGTTATGTTGGCAAATACGCGGCTTTGTTCTTTTTCCTTCAGTTCTTGCTCTGTTTTGGTGTCATAAATACCGTGGTACTGACGCAGATCCTCAACCCAGCGTGCTTCAATCGTTGCTTTTTGCGTGACCTGATCATTGGCAAGCGTAGACAGTTCAATAGCCAAGACATCAAGCGGTTGCCTGTCTGTACTATCTTTGTCTTTATGATCTTCTAAAAAGTCCAAATCAGTATCCTGTTCGTGAGTCAGCTGGACCTGTCTTTGTTACAACAGATCGTGATTGCGTAACATTAAGGCCTTGCTCAATACGCAGAGCGCCATATTGAATTGCATCATGTGGATGAGAGTGCTTGTTCTTGTCTGGTTCTTCCTTGTATTTGGCCTCTCCAGACACCAGCACACGCTTGAACCGGTACCCACCGTTGAAGCCCTTACGTGAAACCTTGCATGTCGGTGACAACAAAAACCCAGGCTCACCACGCCCCACCAACCGCTTCAGGTGCTTCTTAACTGCAGCTTGGCGTTTCGTTGGAACGTTTGTTTCGCAGGCCGCTATTTCAACCACGTTTTCAACCGACTCAAACACCTCATGCAGAATGTCGAATGCTGCTGTGCTGTCAGTGTCGTTTTTGCTTTCACCTGCAGGGTCACCAGTGATATAGACCGGGCAATTTGCGTACTTCGTATTCAATGTTGGCAACACCATGCTCTCTGCCAACTCAGTGATATCCATGTCTTCGGTCGTGAATTCTTCCAACTGCCGCACCTGACCAAGTGAGGTTTGCTGTAAAAACACTGCCGCTGGCGTTCGCCCAAAATCAAACGAAAGCACAACAGGCAGTTTGGTAATGGGCCACAGCTCATTCTTGGCAACATGCAGAGAATCTTTGAACTGAGGATAAACAGGCTTACCATCCATAATTGTTCCGTACTCCGCATCGATATAAACCTTAATCCAGTTCTCGTCTTTACCAATCTGTGAGAACTGGTAATAACCAGGGCGAAGGTTTTCAAGGTTCTCAGCGTCAGGTGATCGACCAGAAGGCTGCCTAAAGAACTCCATCAACGGCTGGCCAGGCTTAATTGCACCTATTTCAAGCAACTCTTGCTGTAGCCGCTGCAGCTCTTCCTCTTGTTGCCTGGCAGTCTCAGGATCATCAGACCCTTCAGCCAAGTTGTACCACCAGTGGTCGTCATCCGGCATATTGGTGTCCATGAACACGCACGGATTAGTGCACTCAACATCTTTCTTGGCTGGATAACGCCCAACACGGCCACTGGCACCATCAAGCGTTTCTTTGCTTAACTCCCTGGCCTCGTTCATCCATACCCAACTAACCTCAAGCGACAACAGCTTCTTAATGTCGTCAGGCCTATCCAGCGCCAGAAACAACACCTCCAATTCAACATCATCTGCCAGTTTCAAACGTTGGTAGATCGGCGCGTCATAAACAACTGGCCCAAACCATTCAGGCTTAAACCAGTCAGTCCAAGTTTTAATTGTTGTTGATTTCAGTTCCGGGTAGGTATTACGAATAATCGCACCACGGGTACGCCTTACCCCATCCGGCCCAGGCTCTTGCAAAAATGCCAGCCGAACGGCTTCCATACACATCCCAACAGACTTACCAGACCCAATAGGCCCGCCAACACCGCGGATAAACGCCTCTGACGCATGAAACTTAGCAATGGTCGGCGAGGCGTTATATGTAATCAGGCTCATTCAGTAGGCTTGCCACCAAAGTTCATCACCATGGTAGGCATGCTCTTACCCTCAGCATCGCCATGCTTAAGCAGCGTCGCCGGCCCAAACCGTTTAGGCCACAGCTTTTCCATCAGCTTCAGCCGCGTATCAACCCTTGCCTTGGCATGATTCACACTGGCACTGGTCATAGTCGTAACCAACTTTTCATCAACCATGACCGGCACGCCATCCATCATCACCACGTCATCAGCCTGATTATCAATAATGTCCAGCGCATCGTCCGACATCATCTCGGCCTGGACCTGCTTCGCCTGCGCGTACTGGTCATAGAAGTCTTTCATAGACTCCGATGGATCGGCGCCAATTGCATTGTTCAGCCATCGGCAAACCGTTTCCTTTGAGGGCATATCGTCATCTCTACAAATCGCATTCAATGACTCCCCCATCATAAGACGCATGCACAATTTATCGGCCAGCTCTTTGCTATAAATGCCAGGGCAAAAACTATCCCTACCAGCCTGTAAGTGAGCAATAACATCAGGGTCTTTCAATAACTCTTTTGCTTTTTTGGGTACGTTTTTCTCTGCATAACCGCAAAAACGTGCTGCCGCTATTTCATCACCACCATTACGACGATACTCAGCAGCAAACAGGCCTTTACGGCCAGTAAGTTTTTTTAATTTAGTCATGATTTGGGGGCCTCACAGCGCCCTATCCTTCAGAACCGCAATCAGAACGGTTGGGGTTATATCTACAGTTACTGGTTAGTTTTTCAGTGACGCAATCTTTTGCAGCAAACTAGGCGCCTTATCCTCACCAGCAGCAATGCGTTTCTGTTTACCTCGGTGCCAGGACGTGACGCCAAGTACGCTACCCCACGCCACAAAGACCCACTCAGGGATTGCTCCCGGTGTTAACAGGCTGTAGGTGCCATCCGAACCGATCTCACCAAAGGCACGGATGAACATATTCACGATCATTGGAAAACCATAATTCATAAACAGAGTGATGCCGAACATAAAACCATTAAATGGCCGCCATGACCACTGCATCCAATGTTCAGATTTGCTCTCCGACTGCATTGTTGTGTTGACTGCCTGGATTTGCTTTGTCTGTTCCTGCATCTCAGTGATTGCAATATCAGCCGCAATTTGCTGAAGCTTCACTTCATTATTACTTTGAACCTCTTTCAACCGGGCAGCAGCGGCAGGATCAGCCGAAATAATCCCGGCCAGCTCATCAGGTTCAGTTGTTTCAACACCAAACGCAGAGGCAATCATACTCACCACTGGCATGGCCACAGCAGCAGGCCCGCCCAACACAGTGCCAAGCAATGGCGCGGCTTTACCGACAATACCGGCTAGTTTTTTCAGGCCATCACTAAAACTCATCACGCCACCTCAGAATAATGATCTATCCAGTCTTCAATACGTCCTTTGCCAAGGTGTGTGTTGTAGTGGTCTTTCCAGTATTGAGCCAAACCAACCACATCATCAGCGCCTGGAAGCGGCTCAGGTCTACGATAATAGACTAGGCGGCAAATAGCTGTTGCGTAATAAAGATTGCCAATTAGCTCTACATCCAAATCATTCGTAAAAGGATGTTGTGCAGCAAAACCACGAACCTTGCTAGTCAGGTCTTCTTTGTAGATTAAAAAATTATCCCAAACATCCTTATGTGTAGCTGGTTCAATCTGGTACAAACCGAGCGCTGGTCCACCCTGCTGTTTCAAGTGATACAACAGCGATTCATGCGCAGCAGTTCCAAGCACTAGGTTCTCTGCCGCCTCTGACCACATACCCAAGTGCTCAAGCGTTGGCCGAATAATTAGGTTGCGCAAGTGTTTATGATTAATCATTGTGAAAAACTCCCAGGCCTAATTTCAGCATATTGAGTTCGCAGTTCATCTGTCGGGAAAAAGTCAAAATTTTCACACGGTTGCTGGTAATGCTCCGTCAGAGCATTCAAATAATACAAACGCTCACGCAGCTCATCCTCTTGCGCTTTAACCCTGATCTTTCGCTTTTCCCACCAGTCATAAAATCTTGCAGTCGTGTAAAAAAGCGTAACCGCACCTACGGCCAAATGAACCCAGCCCAAAACAACACCTATTGACAGCGTACCGGCAAGCACATCACCTGCATTTTTAGCGGCTTCTATGTTTTCATTCGCCATAAAAAATGCCCTAAATTATGGATGGTCTGGAACGTGATAATAAAACTTCATCTGCACACGGACACCTGCAGATAACGCAATCAAATGAATGTTTGTCACTCCCTGTATATCAACCACAACAGGGTTTAAATCACTGCCTGACCCATCTGAAACAGCGCCACTTGGAAACTCAGCAGCAACATCATAATTAACTGCAAAATCATCCGTTGCACTAAACAATACGGTAGTTGCGTTAGCTGGAACGGCATGCGTAACATCAGTTGTGCTTACAACTTCCCAGTCTGTAAACGACTTCGCAGGCAATGCAAACGCATTAGGGCCATTGGCACGCCCGCTCTTAGTCTTTACCGGCGAGTTAACATCAGTAACAAACGCTGCTACTGCTGGCATTTTTTCACACCTTCAGGCCGAACCATTAAATCAGTACGGGCCTTGATTCGATCCTTGGCCGCTTCAGTCTTAGCTACCAACTTTGCTTGCTTGTTCCGCAAATCTTCACGCTTCTTGCCAATCTTGATGCACTTGCGCTCCATTCGCTCAATCTTTGACTGGGCCCATAAAAAACTAATCATTCTGAACATGTGCTTACCCTTGTTTCAGTGTCGGTGTACCAAACACTTCTCTTGATGGAATTGACGGCATCGGCATGTACTTGCGCAACTTGCCCCACTGAGCCTCTTTTTTCGCTTCAGCTTTTACACGCGGATCATCCGAAAACCCCATAGGCACCCCGGCACGATGCAGGATTGCAGTATCGAGAATAATGCCCTCGTGCTTCGCCTCAGCCTCAGCAAGCTTGCCAACGGAACGCAATGCCGCAGACAGCTCAAGCGCTGCCTCCCAAGGTAGTTCGTGGAGCTTGCCGCCGATGAACAATTGAACTTTCTCGCCGTCTTGTCGAACTCTTGCGCCACTCATAGTTTGAAAATCTTGTTAGCGCCTGCGTCCCACGTTACCGTTATGTCGCCGCCGTTAGGAGTGACAGGCAGGCCGGTAGCGGTATCAATGCAGTAGATCAATGGCGATGTTGCTTCAACCGTTGTGTCTTTCCAGCCAATCAGATACTCCGAGATATCGCCTGTCACAGCGCTAAAGGTAATATCAGCCGCATCAGCAACACCCAGCGTGACCGTCTTGGTTGTCATCGCGCCAGATGAGGCAACACGCCCTGCCGCAGTCACCGAGCTGTAATACTGATCAGTATCAATCGCCAGAATGTAGTCAGCACTATCGACCAGATCAGTCTTGATAGTGTCAGATCCCCACGATATAGAGCCGTTCAGGAAGCCTTCGCGTCCCAAACCATATAATTGATTTGCCATGATTAATGATTCCTGTGTGTCAGGTTTGTGCTTGTTGGCGTTAGAGTGCCAATGATTTTGCCGCGCTGGCGAAGAAACCAGCGTGGCCGTGTTGTTGCAACACCATCATCGACACCGGGAATACCAAATGCCTCTAATGATTCAATGCTGGCCGGGATAATCTCAACTGCGCCAATGGATAGAACCCCATTGCCAAACGACTCTAGGCTCTCAATGCCAGACGGCAATAGTGTTATCACTGCCGCTATCGCAGGCAGACCAAATGCCTCGTCAGAGGCAATACCTACAGGGGCAATAGTGATCGAGCCAACAATGATTTGTACTGAGCCGAATGCTTCAGCACTAGCAATGCCAGTAGGCGATATGCCAGACGCGCCCGATGTTAATGCGTGGCTACCAAATGCTTCAGCGCTCGATATCCCTGCTGGCGTGATATAGACCACGCCCGTTGTAATACTTGCAGAACCGAACGCCTCCAGGCTTGCAATACCTGCCGGGGTTAAACCGACAGCGCCTGCCGTAAGACTTACTGAACCGAATGCCTCTGCACTATCTATAGCAGACGGGCTTAAGCTGATGCCAGCCGCTAGACTGGCAGTACCAAACGCTTCAGCGCTTGAAATACTTGATGGCGACAACGTAACCGCGCCAGGGCTGATAGTATGACTACCGAACGCCTCTAGGCTGGCAATGCTTGTTGGAGTTAGGTTGGTGGCTCCACCCCCTGGCTCTTTGAAACACATCTGGATAACACCCGCATTACCTCCAGACCCGGCTGTTGACCATGTAGGGTTTATTGCAGCTGTAGATGTATAATTAAGCTTTCCTATAAATGTCGCTGGGTCATACCCATAAGGCGCTCTATCATCAACATCTTTGGTTCCTACATCTATACTTGTGCCACCCCAGCTATTAGCATTAGTGGCCCCAAGAACTGATATAAATGACCCTGGTTGTGAGCTTGGAGTAGTTGCCCCTGCTTGGATAGACGTTACACCAGACCCGCTAGCAGATACCACAGTGCTATCTAGTGGCGATACAGAATCCAACCCTGAATATTCAGCAACTATTAATTTTGGCTCGCCTTTGCCACCCCATGTAAGAGGCAAATTATCGTTACTATCACCCGAGGCAATCCGATAGTATGCTGTTACATGATTACCTCCACCTGCGTCACCTAGCTTAGTCCAGCCAGTAGGCGCGGCTGGTGAAGAGCTGCTTAAACGTAGTGTCGCAACTCCAATTAATAAGTTATTAGCAGTTGCGCCGCTCACTACACAAGTAGCACCTGTCTGAGTGCCAGAGTTTAAATGATACCGCCAGCTTTGTATAAAGGCGCCAGCCATTACGCTATCTCAGCAATCACCAGATTTAAAACGTTGCGCAGATCCGTTGTCTGCTCTGCTGTTAATACATCAGCAATCATGGTGTTGCTGTCTCCCCACTGCGAGGGAGGGATCAGGCTGACAGTAGCGGGTGCTTGAGCATCTATGCCTAGCAGCGCTGTTTCAATAACTGCCTGTACGGCACCAACAGCGGAAACTACATCATATGCCTGATCGCCCTCTTGGTCTTTCGCATATTGAGCAATGCCAGGGGTTGATACCAAGCTAGCTATTTGATTATTTGCCCGTTGCAGTGTTTTGTAGACATCACGCACATAATCGTAATTAACAAACGTCGTGGCCAGATGTGATTCAATCGCCACCAAGTTAATTTTCAGCTGCACAGCCGCCGCTTTTAAAGTTGCATAGGCTTGCTGTGGTGATGTGGTGCTTGCTCTGAATGCCATTTATTTATTCCCCTCGTCTAATTCAATTGACTTGTCGCAATGGTGCGGATCTATCCAGTGCAGCGCCCGGCATAGCCAGTAACAAAACCGGCAGTTATGACGCCGCTTGCCAACACGACTAGAAATAGTCTCGTCTGGATCACCGCCTGCAACCGTGTTTGCCAATTGATCAATTGAAATCAGAATGTTCCAAAAATACTTCTTCATTCATCACACCTAAAAATCAAATAATCCCTCGGCTCACCATCATCGGTGTACTCACGATGCGTAATCTCTGATCGATCTGGGAATCGTCTTACAATCGCCTCAGCAACTGCCGGGATCATCGGAGCCTGTAGTGTTTTAATGCCGTACTTCCTGGCCCCAGCCATGACCAGATCAGGATTTTTCAGAAACCCATCGCCGTGCAGCGAGTTCACATGCCCTCGTGGGCCATCGATATGCACAGTCCAAAAACATCGCGGCACCAACGGCTCATCTTTTTTATGCAGCACAAACGAAACCTCACGCACTACATCAACCAACTCAAATTCATCAGACATAAATTGCCCTCAATCACTGCCGCGTGACTGCTTTACTACGGGCATAAAAAAACCCGCCCCCAGTAAAACTGGTGCAGGTCATTTAAAGAATTTTGCCCACAAAAAAAGCCCCGTGAATTTCTTCAGGGGCTTTTATGAGCTTGGTAAAATCTAGGTGAATCCTTGACGGTTGTCAAGCGGTGTTACTGTTTATTTTTACACTGCTTTTAAAAACACTGTGTTTTTATATAGTTACGCAGCCTCAAAGAGTTTCTGTTTAAACAATCACCTTTGTTATGTCGTATTTCACGCATTTTTATCCCCTTATCTGGACAGTGTGTCGTCTAATCAATGTTAGGTGTTAACCCAATATAGTTTTCCGCTACCGTTGTCAGCAGTGGCGCATATTTTTACACCATCCTCATAGATGGTTGCACCGACAAAACTATGTTTATCGGCATCATATTTAACGTCATACTC